ATCCATAACAATCAAAGTTCCTTCGGCAATAAGTTCATCGTAACGATTACGCATAGCTGAAGTTAATTTCTTGAGTTTTGACTCACAAACATAAGATCTTGTCTTAACACCAAATCGTCCTCTACCTAGAGGGAATAAGAATGTAAAGGCACAGAAGTCATCACCTTGAGATAAGTCGGCACCGAGTGTACATTCAAGACCATCGAAGTTTTGTGGACGATGAGGAACTGTTTCTTCATAAACAAAGAAATATGTATAACCTTCTACAGGTATACCAAAACGTTTTGCTAATGTATCAGCCCTTGTTGCGGGTTGATTCTCAGCACGTTCTACTTCATTTCTATATGTTTCATAAGAAACTGTAGCCCCAAGGTTAGGGTTAGCTTTCATCCATAGTTCTGGATAAGCAACTTCTCTAACATCATCTAGTCGATAATACCAAATAGAGACATGTGGGTTAAAATATCGACCTTCTAAAATGTCGACTAACTCCATCTTAATGGTATCACCAACACCGTCACGAGCAGTTCCTTCGGAAGATGTAGCGATTATGAGATAGTTATCATTCTTGGAAGCACCCTGTTCGATTGCTCCTATAACATCCTCTCTAACTTCTCCAGAAAGCCATTCATCAACGGATGCGTACTTACATCTAAGACCTTGTAGCTTATCGACAGACATAGGTCTTATTTCAAGTAGACTATTCGTGGCAAAATTCTCGACACCTTTCTTTGTTGACGCCAGCAATTGTTTTTGAGTTAGATTCCCGGTCATTTTAGATCCTTGAACCATGTATTTAATTAGAGGTCCTTTAGCTCTACTCAAAGCAGTTCTGAAAGGTCCCATAATTTCCTCAGCTTGTTTCATAGTTGGCGCTGCAACTACCTGATGGGTAGTTGAAGTGTCTATCAACAACATGTATGCCTGCATGTATGTTGAATAAAGTGATTTAGCGGCTCCACGTCCAACAATTAGATATTGTTTTGTTGTGAGTCGCTTAAATTTTGTTTTAATTTCCCATTTACCGAGTTTAGGATTGTATACTTTATCCTCGGAAATGTAAAACCAAGCGAGGGCACATTCTGCCCATAATTTAAAGGACGGTAATAATGTAACATCGCTACCGTCTGTTAGAGTCATTTCATTTTCGCAAAATCTAACAAAGCCTTCAATCGCCTGATTATCATAGTAATAATCCGGAGACTCTATCAAGAAGTCTATTCGGTTCATTTCCAGAGATACCATACGATTAACCGGAATTTCACCTTTCAGAACTGCTTCTTTGAATTTCATGTATTCTTCCGGATAAGCTTTATTGGATAGTACCAAAACGTTATCTCCTATTTTCTAAATAGCCCACCAGCAAGTTTTCCAATTTCTTGCATTTCACGTCCAATACTTACAGTGTCATAATGCTCCGCCTTTAATTTCTTTGCAGCAGAAAGCGTTGCATTTGTAAATGGACTATAGTTTTTAGGTTTGTTTCTCATTAAGTCGTTGGTTAATGTCTTAACTCCAGAATCGACAACTGAATTAAGAACAGATTTTCCAACTGCCTTACCAAGAGCGGTAACTCCTCCGCCACGGTTCTTAGCATTTATTGCATTAGAACGTTTCATCTGCTCAGCGAAATCATTTTCGAGTCTAAGTCTTTTAGTAGCTTTTTCCAAATCTTTTGATGTCATCTTATGCATGTTTCCATACTTACGTTGCCAAGAGGCAAGAGCTGCTTTTTGCTCTTTCTTTGCTCGTCTAGCACGTCCGAATCTAGAATTAGAATACCACTTTCGTACTCCCCATTTCATTCCTTTTACACCATGGTGTTCAAAAGAATCTTCTCGAATGTCATCAATCGCTTGGAGCAGTTTGTGATTGTTGCTCATTAAACTCCTCCTTTTGGATGATTATACGATGAGCAGTAGAATGAATAGATTTCTCCAAAGAAGAAAGTACACTCCCAATTGGAGGATCGAATTTAATTCTGATGTTTAAATAAACATACTGTTTGGCTAATCGAAGTAAATGGGTATCGTTATTATTAAATAATTGTTCCCATTTTGAATCTGTACTCATAACAAAATCTTTGTTGAGTTGAGTCAATTGAGACAATTCACCAACAATACCATCTAGTTCCATAATTAGTCGAGAATCAAACCCATTATCTTCTTCAGAGGCAAAATCTAAAACAGACTTTACGTCTTGTAGAATTGTCATATCCACCTCACCATAGTTTAGTATCTCCAGGTGTTCGTTCTATATAATTTGATTCTGGGTAAACTTTCTTGTAATGAATTATAGCGTGAGTTTCGTAAGAAGTTGTTATTAGTAAATCAGGATTAAGCAGAATGTCTTCATTCCATTCTAATAAATCTTCTTCGGTTACCGGAATCATATGATGAACCAATACTCGTCCATCGATATTGACTCCAGGAACTCCTAAGTCATAACCCATATCTCTAGCGATAACATAATCTCTAAGTTCTCGCCAAAGTTTGCTTCGATAGAATCTATTAGATATCTCTCGAGGGGATTTGTATCCTCTGTTTATTAATGACAGATAATTCAATCTATCACCAAACGAATCAAATGTTATAAGCTTTGAATAACTCAAATCTTGTAGAATTTTTCTATCGGTTGTTAACAATGATGTCATAATTCTTCAGAAGGAGCATAACCACGAATTGCCGCAATAACAGCTTCGCTATCTCCTTTACCTTTGACTTCACTATCAATCAAACTTATTTTAGATTCATTGAGTTTCTTCTTAGCTTTTAAGTTTTCCAACTGGATCTCGTTTTCAATTGTTCCATAACGAAGTAATGCATTTAATGTGCTTGGCGCGATTGTTCCATCTTGTAACTGTCGTTCTGCCAAATCAAATGCTTGCTTTGTTAATTGTTGCATTCTACCTTCCGGAGTGAATGCTTGACGAATTAAATAATCGTCTTTATTTTTCTTTCGAGGCATCCGTAACTACCTCCGCTTTACCCTGAAATTCTCTTAGTTCACGGACCGAATGTTCAATATAGTCTTCGGCTTGTTCTGCTGATAGACTAACACCGATTTCTTTAGAAAACGCTAATAGTTTTTCTAAAGCTTCTTTTTTCTTATCTTTATTAGGAATCAATAAAGAATCCAAAGAAGAAACGATGATCATTGCCCGATCTGCTAATGTAATCACAGATTTATTATTAGTTGATACACCAAGATAGCGAACTACTTGTAAAACTACAGGCGCAACAAAAACTAATAGCGTTAATACTTCAATGATTTTTTCAATGGTCATTCTTAGTCTCCTTATGTCTCTTTTCTTCTATGTAGTCATTGACTACTCTTGTGATATACGAGTTACCACCCTTTTGGGTATAAGAATCGTATAAAGCTAAAACTTCAGCAATAGACAATCTCTCCGATTGTATACCAGTAACGATTTGTAATCGAAGAAAGTCTCTTTCTTGGGTCTGTTGCATTTCTTGAAAGCTCAATGTTAACGCTGATATAGCGTTCTTGATGCCATCAATTTCTTCGTTTTGCTTCTTTTCTAATTTATTCCATAAACGCGTGAATACTTTTGCACCAAAGCCTACAATAGATGCACCAACGCCAATATAAACACCAATCTGTGATAGAACTTCAGGAGATAGAAGCCAGTATAGTAGTGCTTTAAGATGTTCACTAACCTCACTAGACATCTTTTTACCTCCTTTCCAGATATTATCGACCCACTTTGGTATCCCAGAATCTGAGTTTTAACCCACTCCGGGGATATTTTAGGGTGGTGGGGCGATGCAAGGGGGTGGGAAAATTTTGCGACCCCTCCCCCTATGGGTCTAAAGTTTGTTTCACATTTCATTCTTCAGTTGGTAGACGAATTGGTGTCGGAGTTGTAGGTTTGCACACTGTCCAAACGCCTTCAACTGGTCCTTCATCAATGATGTAATTGATTGCAGTAGCATGTAGCTGTGCTTCTTCTACTTCATCCAACACGTCATCAGTGTTGCCAATGACTTCAGCTAATAGTTCTGGTGTGTTGTATCCATGTTCTGTGTCCCAACGTAACCATTCATCATAGTCAACGAAAGGATTGTATGGATTGTCAAACGTTGTTAGCATTGTATCAACGACTGATGTCTCTTTAACGTAATCTAGTTCTTCCATAGTGTTCTCCTTTCTAGACTAGGTTCTGTACGGTAGAGACACTAACGCCTAATGCCTCTGCTACTTCAGCATAGGTTCTACCATTCTTAAGCATACCTTTAGCTCTGTTAGCATTAGATAGACTCATAGTGTCTTCCTTCTTAGGTGTAGCCAACTGTTTGAGTCTGTCTGAGTCAGAGAAGCGAATGATGTCTGTAAGCATCTTAGTACTCACAGCACCAGACTGAATAGCTTTCCATTCATCAGGCTCAATAATAATCCTAGACGAAGCGCCGTCAGCACCTGTACGTACACGAGCAGCAGCAATAGCCTGTTGTTTAAGCTTCTTGAGCTGGTCTTTCTGCATGTTAGGATCACGTTTCTCAGCAATTACTTTGTTAGCAATCAGCTGTGCTTGACGTTCTCTAGGAGAGTTGGATAGAGCAAGATTAAGTTTGTTCTGTAGTGATTCTACTTGAGACTTGTACTGTAGTTTAGCTTCCTTGTTCATCGTCATGTTAGGTGTTGACTCAACAACCTTGTTAGCTTTAGCTCGCATCTTACCAAGGGCATTAATATAATCACCATACATATTTTCGATAGGTGTACCTGAACCAAGTGTCTTAGCATCTTTAACCATTTCTACAACATGGTCTGTAGAAACAGTTTTAGATTTCTTAATTGTTGGTTTTAGTTTAGGATTAGCAGCAAGTTCTTCTGGCGTTCTAGCTTTCTCCCAATACTCAAGGGTGCGATGCTCAGTCTTTGACCTAGAAATAAGAGTTGATGCTCCATTTTTTATTTTTCCAGATATAACATCATAATGTTCTTGATATAATTTCTTTAAAGCTGGAATATCATTTTCTCTTTCAGATCTTTTATAATCTAAATTATGTTTTTCTGCATCAATAACAACCATAGAATGTTTAACGGCTCTAGCAATTTCAGATTGATTAGCTCTTTTAAGAGTCATATCAGTAATAAGGTTTGATACTTCTCCCATTTTTCTTTGTTTCTCTGGCCAGTTACCTTTTGAGTCACGCTTCAAAACATTTGGATCTGTAGAATAATATTTATTGGTGTCAAAGTTTTTAAGTTCTTTTAATGAACGACTTGTTTTAATTCCGTTTTTATTATTCGGAATAACCATTACAGTGTCACCATCGAAATCGGCACCAGATAATTTAGATGCAACTGATGAGTCAATACCAACGGCATCTTTTGCACCTTTCATAAATTTAGCAGGACCTTTTTCTAGTTTATTATTAACAGTTAATTCTGGTAATTCGAAAATACCACCATGAGGATATCGAACAAGAACTACTTTCTCTCCATTCTTAAAGTTTGGAGCATAGATTTCGTTTGCTTTAATACCTGACAATGGTAAAATAACCTGACCTTTCATTCGGTCGAACCCAGTTAATTTAAGATTATGACGTTTAGTTGTTAGACCATCAGCAAAATCTTGCATCAATGCTTTCTTGATAACAGGATTTGTCAAACTATTAATTTCGTTAAATTCTTTTTGTAACTTTTCGTATGTTGTTTGAATACGACCTTTTACAAGAGCAGGTGGTTGTTTGGAAACAAACTGAGAAGATAAGGTTTTAGACCAAGTTCCCCAGTCACCTTCCTCATTAACTTTATTAATAGCTCCTTTTTGTCCATTGGCTTTAATTTGCGCACCAAATGGATTATCTGGGTCATCTTTTAATTTCTTAAGAACAGACTCTTTAGGAGTTCCTTGTTTCTTATTAGTGTTGAAAATAACATCGACACCTTTAGGAAAATCTTTAGGGTCTCCATAAACAGCCATACCTTTAAGATAATGCGTTCCACCAACACCGATACGAACCTGAGCATATTTAGAACCACCAAGGTCTAAATCTTTAACGCCTGGACGAAGTTCCATAACACCATCTTTATCGGTACCGCCTTGCTCATCGTATCTTATGCTGACGCGTTTCCAATCAATATGTTCAATTGGTCGCAGTCCTAATTTAGTAGTTCCATCACTGGATTTATATAAATTAGGAGGAACAATTTCATGTTTATGTTCACGAACAATATCAGGATTTGATTCTTTTGTAAGAACTTTCATTTCTACCCAGTGATCATCGTTAGTAGCATTTTTAACATATACTTTATGCATATGATAACCTTCTGCTTCTAATTGTTGAACTGCACGCTTAAGAGTATTTTCTTTAATACCTAATTGTTGTGCAGATCCAAGACCGACGTCCAAATATGGGTTCTCGTTGATAAGTGCTTTAAGATCATTTTTAACACTTTCCATTCGATTTACATTATGTCGAACTTGCTCATTTAAATTCATACGAACAGATGACTCAGGAATACCAATCCTACGAGAAATCTCGGTTGGACCTAATCCTTTTTCATGAAGTTCCATAATCATAGATTGATTTTTAAGTCGAATGGTTTGGTTGGCAATTGTATTTCTTGCACGAAATTCACTTGTCGTAATACCTAGTTTTGTTGCAATTTGCGTATCGGTTAGTCCTGTTTTACGATATTTTGCAACAGTGTCGGACCATGATGTAGCCCGTTGATATGAGTTCTCTCCTGACCCCCATTTATATCGTCCACTATGAGGAATACTTCCTTGATGTGGCGTTCCTTGGTGTTCAAGATAGGCTTCTTCTAAATTCATTACGAATATAGTCCTTTCTATCTAGGTTTGTTTTCTAAAATCCCAGAAAATTCTTTTATTGTGTGATAAACGTCATAAACATCTTCTGCTTCAGGAATATAAGTATCAATATTCTCACCTTGATAAATACGAAGTTCAAAATCAGTTTTCTCTGGTTTAATACCATACTCCAAACAGAAATAAGCAGCATACACAAGTAACTGCTCCATTTTTGGTTTGGTAACACCTGTTTTTAAATCGTGTATCCGAAGAAATCCACGAGGATTATCTTTCTTAGGTGGGTCATATCGTATAGCATCGGCTGTACCAAATGCATATGGCGAGTAAAATAACAATACTTCACTATCCATATGATAACCGATTGCATCATTAACAAAATTAGCAACTGCTGGATGAGTATGTCCAGGTAATAAGCGAATTCTATGTTGAATTGCTTGACTGGCAAACTCATGTAATTCAGTTCCTCTTTGTTTTGCTTTTTCATTTTCAAAGCGTTCAACCAATTTCTCAGGGTCATATTTTAACCAATGACATTGACTAGCGCTCAAAAATGAATGTTTACCTTCGAACTCGGGATGTCTGTTCCATTTCATTAAGAACTTCCTCCTTATTCTCTGGATATATAGTACGTGCCCATCCACCCATCGAATTATACTTTTCTAAGTAATATTCTTGATTAGGTCGATAAGGAGCAGTCGCGCTACGCTTAACTTCTAAATGATAAGAATATGGACCAATGTCCACTGACAAGTCGGGTATTCCTTGAATATGACCCGAGTCGTTTTTCTTAACAATTGCATCAGGAAATCTATTATGAAGGTCCTGAATTAATGTTCGCTGAAAATCTCTTTCGAGTTTGGACATGTTTGTTCTACCCAGTTCCTTTCATTAAATTTCTTTTTGTTTCTTATGGAGCGTTCGATTGCATCATCAATAGAGGCAGGGGATTTAAGATAGAGATAAAATAAAAACTTAAAGGAGGTATTCACTCGATTTATCCGACCCTCGGATTGCTCCATAACCCGATAGGAATAATTTAGAGAATAAAACAATATTGTATCAGTAGTAATACAGTTCCATCCCTCTGCCCCGGCCGTGTACTGAACCAAATATACCCATTCAGTAGCATCTGGGATAGGTTCGTGTTTCTGACCGTTCCATTGATAGTATGCCCTATTCAATTCTTGACAAATCTCTTTGAGAATATCAAGTTCATAGGTGTAGTTATAAAAGACAATAATTCTATCACGAGTCATAATCTGTTGTTTAGCATTTTCAATTCTACGAGGACTAGTGTTAATTATTCGTCGTAGAACTTGTGTAAACTCAGATGCGTTCGTTATAGGTGCTTCCGTAAACGGATTAAACCTTGTATCGACAACTCGTTTATACAATTCTTTATCGAAAGAAGTGTTTATATATTGTCTGTTGACTTCGGTTGTTCTAAAATCAGCCATAGGTACAGCTAGATGTTTTCGCAACCGTTCTAAGCGGTCCACCTCATGATATCGTTTTATCTGAGGGAACTTAGAATATGGATTGTATTCGACATGTCTATCTACAAATTCAGTTTTGTTTCTGTAGAAATTGTTTGCTAAGAATATGCACATCCAATCCATCCAAACATCTCCGGGTGTAGCGGTTAACATGATCCATTTATTCTTACGAGCAATCTTAATAAAAGAAGTACCCCATGAACCATATCCTATCGCTCGTTGCTCATCAAATAAAAAGAAAGCATCTTTAACATATAGATACTTTGTAATATTATTCCACGAGTCAACTGTCCCTTCAATACCGAGCATTTCCAAATCACGATGCCACTCTTTATCATTACGCTTCTTAGCAACTGTAATAATATAAAGTGGTAAATCACGATGGTTTTCCATATAATAAAATAGGCCGGTCAAGGATTTACCAGAACCGACCTTCCCGCACAATACAGAACCATTATGCAATCTATCAACCGCTCTCCTTTGATAGTCGTATAATTCAATTTTAGAATCCATATTTACGACGTAGAGGATTATCAACTACACGAATATATGCATTCTTCAAGTTAAGACGAGCGTATTGTCCATCTGGACTTGGGTCTCGTCGAGCAATCGTCATATCACACAAAGCAATTTCCATATCGTCCAACATAGACAATTGACTTTCGTCATTCAAATACATTCTATCTGTTGGAAGAATTTCTTCGTCGATAGGAGTATCGCCATTATCGTAAATAATAGCAATGCTAGGAAGTCCGAGTTGTGTATAAACACGAACTTTGAAGAAATAAGACGGAGCAAACATGTCTGGATTTTCAGCCATCTTCTCTGCCATTTCATCAGTGATATTTTTTGGCTCGTATAGTTTAACATTAACGCCATATTGTTGTAGAAGGTCTACATCTTCTGGGTTTACCTTAACGTTAAAATAACGGTCGCCAGCGCGATTGTATTTTTCTTGACGCCCACTAAAGTTGCGAGCAAATAGAAATTCTACTTCTTCCAAAATAATTTGGGAATTTGAGATTTGTGAAATTTTTGTCATAGTATTGTCCTTTCTATCTGACTAAGTCTGACATTGTTTTCAAAAAAAGAAAAGGGAGAACAAATCAGCAGAATTTTGTTCTTCCTCTCTATTATGTGCCATGTAAATCCTGCGATTTCAAAATCGACTATTTTTCATCACTCTGCGAAATTTGCAGAGCGTCGGCATAGTCCTTAGGCATGTCATCAACGATTTGGTTGATATCACCGACCTTAATAATTTTCTTGAGTCCGTCGATTGCGATCTTGTCATAGTAAGCAAAATCAACATCCTCATAATCGAATTCTGAAGTTTGTTTGAACAAATATCCTTTTGTCCCAGCAATAGATTTAAAGTTTTCATTGTCTTCCGTCCACATACATTCTTTTCCGGACTTGGAAGCATATATAGATCCGACCTTACCAACAAATTCGTCGCCGAGATAAATGTGACCTTTCGATTGTTTAGTAATAAAGAAATCCTTATCAACTAATTCCTCTTTGGTCCATACACGTTTTAACAAATATGTGTTTGCATACTCGGCACCTGTTGGAGACCAGCTATCATCTTCAAGCTGAGCAATATAAACCGCGTTGTTAATAAGTGCCATACGTTTGTAAGTATGTTCGTGTTCAAACTTGTAGTTATATTTCTCTTGCTTACCAAAATCCATAACAAATTGAATAATCTTATCGTCAGCATCTGGGATTTTAACAGAGTCCGTCTTAATATGACAAACCTTGTATCCTTGCTCTTCAACAGCAAATTTCAAGTCGACCATAAATAAAGCTCCACGTTTTGCAACGATGTTGTCAATATTATCTGGGTGTTTGAACTTGTTGTCGAATTTAGCAGAGGTCATTCCATAAACTGAGTTGATTACAATCTTCAAAGCATTAACCAAAGGTTTACGATATTCTGGATTATCCAAGAACGGCGCCAAGATACCATCAAACATTTGTTTAACTTCGTCAATCTTGTTATGTTTAAGTAATACACGAACTTTAAGTAAGTCAGCGTATCTTTGAGTGTACGGTCCGAAGTAGTTCATATTTACAAGAGAATTCGGATGCATAGACTCTACGTCGAGCAAAGCGATATCTTTATACACTCCGGGCTCGGCATATACAAATCCACCCTCACCAGTTTCAAATCCACGGTAATATGACTTACCGAACTCGTATCGATAACCATGGAAGATTGTATCTAATTTTACATAATTGAATTTCTCTTGTGGTTTAGGGTCATCGCCAAATATGAATTTTGCTGTAAGCTGATTGTTTGTCGCGTTCATTGAACCTTTTGAAATGGTCGCTAAGATTTCACGCGCGACATAGTCAGCATATATAGCGTCAAATAATTTCTCAGTAGCATCAACGTCATTGACACAGTAGTCAACAACTACAGGAACTAATTCATCAGGAACAGGTTGGTCCCAAGGAATTTCCATTTCGACGTGTTTAATTCCTAAGTCAACTTCCCAACGCTTGAGGGATTGTTTCTTTTGTGAGTACTCATAAATATCAGTGTAACTTAATTCATAAGCAGCTGCATACATTCCACTCTTTGCATTTTTTTCGTTGATAATTCTGTATGACTGACGGAACAATTCTAAATTATCACATCCGAGCAGTCGAGCATAGAGAATATGGTTATCGTATCGGCGGTTGTTGAAACCAACTAGAGGAAATGATAGTAAGTGCTCAATTTGATCCGGAGTTGGATTAACCCATTTAACAAATTCGTCTTCACCATATTTCTTCCATACGACGACAAATAGATTTGGATACACCTCAATATCGAAGAACACTAATTCTTCTTTTGGATATATCTTTGTTCCACTTGTCAATTTAGCTTCAGTAGCGCCATCGTCATCTCGAATTGACGACCATGGGATTTTCTGAAATACAGCCAAACAATAATCACGATTGTTAGTTGAGCGTAATGCTCTTAAAAATACATCATGTTTCAAATCTGTCAAGTCATATTCTAGACCCATGTCATATGCTTTATGGATTTGATCTGAAATCCAATCGATTGTTGGTTTTGTATTTGGGTGGCTTGGCTTCTCACCTTCAATAAGACCTAATTGTCTTTTTACAAATTTACGAAGTGTCTTCTCCGTATATGTGATTTCTTTTACGTCTTCGTACATCTTAGCCTTTCTCTCTTTCAACGGCAAGCCCGATGAAATATGAGATGGTTGAAGATTGTTGGACGCTTTGTCAATCCGTCTCAAAGAGGCGTTGCCTTTATACACTTTGATTTCAATATGTTCATCGACTAAATTATCCAACTCATTAACATTACCATCGTAAATATAATGCAAGTGAATACCTTGGCCTGATTTTGAGACCTCAGCATAAGTCGGTGGAAATTTCGAAGCAGCTTGCATGTTTAAATCAAGGTTCTTATTTCCATCTTCGTCTTTCAAATCGAAATCAATCACAATATGATTCAACGGAACTTTAACCCAATGTAGTTTTTCCGTATGAATATCTTTTAAAGTTGTACGTACATCTTCCCATTTCATCATGGGATTTCCATTTCGTTGTGCTAGCTGCGCTGGATAGTCTGCAGCAAGTCTATTAAATACACGATTGTTGTAGTCGAATTTAAGCCAGTTATCTGGAACAATCATTTCATCCGGATTACTTGTGCTGACAAGTCCTTCTGGAAATGCAACATTCCATTTAAATCCTTTAAAATAATTCTTAACACGAGTACCATCAATAGCGCTATCCTTAACCATTGTCTCGAAATAACGCAAAGCCTCTCGTTTGATAACAGCTTTATATCCATCCGTCTTCCATCCCATGTCTTCCAAATATTCTTTATACAGTTCACTAAGTTGACGAAGACTAATTCCTTCTTGCATATAAATTGCGTGTGAGCGAATAAAGTCGAATATATGGTCAGTCTGTTCGGCCATCTCAACATCGAAGTATTCATCAAAATAATCAAAACCCAATTCTTCAAATCTGTTAATTGCCATCTGAGCAATATAAGGCAGTTCAAATTTGATTTGAGCCATCAGTTGATTATATTTTGTATGACTAACTTTCTGTCCACTAGGATTTACAACCACAGCACGTCTAGTAATGCCAGAGTCAACGTTACGAACTTTATAACGTTGGTTTGACGCGGTAATCAATAATCCTGTAAATGTGACAGAATAAGGTTCTTTAAACTTTTTATTAACCTGAATAATTTCATGACTTGTCAATTTCAATAACGGCGTATCGTTTTGAATATGACTGATATCCGTATCCTCGTCAATCAATAACAGTACTTCCTGAACTTGTCCTGTTGCAAACTGGTCATTGCTTGTGAGCAGTTTCAAGTCAATAGGAGCACAGTAATCTTGAAATAACATTCTGAATATTTTCAATACGGTACCTTTACCGCTACCCTTTGAACCATACAAATACATGAACTTTTCAATCTTGTACATGTTGTTTGTAAATAAGGCACCCATGAACCACAATATCTTGTCAAGTTCTTGTGGCATATATAAAGTGCCTACCAATTCAGTAAATGCTGGAGCATCTCCTTCTGTTGGTGTATAATTTAATTGAGTAGTAGCATAATCTCGTCTCTTCATCTTGTGGTCGGCGAATAATATCTTTTGGTTGAAAGACACATCACCAGACTCACAGGCTTTACAAAAATCTTGAAATAACCTGAACTTACCAACCGACGCTCTACGGATTTCCTTAACATCAATTCGTAAACCAGGTCTACCTTCTTCTAATTCTTTAGCCCTACGCCAAAGAAGAGTATCAATATCATAAAATAAGTTCTTTTGTTGGGTGTCCCAATAAGAACCATTCCAGTACGCATAGAATTTAGAACCCTTTACTACTAAATCCTTTGTATCGCCAAAAATGAAATCGGGAGATACTTCATAATCAACAGTTCTGTTGTTTGACGTGAACTTTTTGATAGAAACGTCTAAAAAATCCACTTTATACCTCCAATTCTACAATCACCCGTTTCTCCCCCGTTTTGCCCCCTCTCACCATTGTATATATAAACCAGTTCATTTTTAACTCATCCCAATATACAATAGGAAAAGGGGTCGTTTTTGGGGGAGAAATAGGGGATTTTAATGATTTTTTCACCTTTTTCTCAAAATTTTACATCAATATTATAGGTCGTCTAGAAATCCCCCAAATTTCCTCAGATTTTTTGGGGGATAGTTTTAAGCCAAAATTAGCCATTTTTAGACCAATTTTCCTACAATATCAACGCAAATTCCTACAGTCACCCAAAGTTTTTCTGGGCATTTTCCATAGAAATATACCTATTTAGAACGTTTAATCCATCGTAATTCCACCCGATTCACCAAAGAATTATCCGTTTGATAGCTGTTTGCAACCCTTACAAGGTACTCAAAACCATCAATTTTCACCCGGACAATCTCCCCATATAAGGTAGATAATATAGGATTACGAGACAATACAAGCTTCCAGCCAGTTATAATCCCGTCCACATCTTTAATATACTTTGCGTCAAACGCGTCTAGCACTACTGGCGAATTTGTATTTTTCTTCATAATTATTACTTAGCGTCCTTATCTTCTGTTGCCACTTTTTCTTTAGGAGGCTCTTGATTTGTTAGTGTTTCAGTTGTAATAAATCCGTCAGGTTCAACCTTGAATGAAGGTTTATCATCAAGTTTACCATCTGGAAGAAGTTTGTACCAACCATCATTATATTTAATGAAGCAGTCAGACTTCATATCACCATTAGCAGCGTCTAGGTAATACCAGTTGTCATAGTATTTAACCCAGCCTGTAACCATGGCACCATCTTTGTCGAAGTAGTACCATTTACCACCGATTTGCTTCCAAGCTGTAACCATGTATCCCTTCTCGTCAAACCAATACCATTTGTTATCAGTATGCTTCAACCATTTCTCAGCATACATATATCCGTCTTTGTCAAAGTAGAACCAACCTTTACCATCTTCAATGTACTCGAAGCGGTTTGTTGGATATGATCCGTTTTGACGTACATACCACCAACCAGTGTCGTTGTGATGCCATCCTGACTCAATTGGTTTAGCTGTAGGAGCTCCTGTAAGACGGTAAACGTAGAAATATGGCTTACCAGCATAATACCAACGTTCGTCGTGGTCATTCACAGAAATACCGTTGTATGCGTAGTTACAGTGGATGATGTTATCGCTATCCACAAAGATACCTGTGTGTCCTCCAGCACCTGAAGAATATCCTTTACGTCCCCAGATGAATACGTCACCACGTTGAGCATCCCAAGGTGTGTTCTCAGCAATAAGCTCAAATCCATTGTCAAGCAACCATTGGTGCTCGTATTCAGTATTCACTGCCCAACCAGCAGATACTGCTCCGCCTGAGCGTAGTGCGTAGTAAATAGATGATGAACAGTCATATCCATCAGGACCATCACGGTGGTCCATACTGTAATATACCTGTCCTTCACGGTTTTTCATCCAAGCTAGTGCTGTTTCTAAATTAATTGTCATTTGTTTTCTCCTTTTGGTTTAAAATAAAAATTTGGTATGTACCCATTAAAGAAGGGTTCTTGGTTATTTTCAGTGCTTCCTAATATAGATTCCCGAAGTTTCTTCCATTCTTCGGTTTTACCTGCATGGCGATCCCGAGACAATCTATCTACGGCTTCGTATGAATATAGATGTGCAGGATAGTAATGTTTGGTTCTGTCTGTTAATGAAATAGTGAATGCGGAAGCACCATCATCTTTAGAATTTGATTCAATACGTTCAACATTAAGAAATGTCTCTGTCGAACCAGTAGTTCTATTTCTAACAATCACTATCATTCTTATCACCTCGATAATTTTGGTTTAATGGTAAGAACCATAATAAGGCATTTAATACCCTTTCATTAAGAGGTGTAGGTTCTTCAACTTACTCTTCCTTAGGAATGTTAAATTTCTTAGTCCGAAATTCAGGCTCTTCTTCACCCCCGGGATTTTTGTCAGTTTGCGAATAGATTTCTTCCATTACTCCTTCACATAGCAATTGTCGTTCTCCATCAGTCAAATCGAAATGCTCTTTTATATATCTAGTGAAATCATTGAACTCGAGTCCATCAGTGTCAATAATACATGCAGCAATATGTTTGTAATAATAACGACGTTGTTCTACAATACGATGTCTATGGTTTAAACTCAACTTAGGATCTCTCTGTCTTTTAAGATCTTTGACCATAAATGGAAGTACGTCATCAAGTTTCTTAGAAATAAGTTGGTCTTTAAGAATATTAGCGCCCGTCTTGATAGCCGCTGCAAATGCATTAATCTGAGCGTCATCACTCATAATACAAATGGTCTCTTCCTCCCCATCCTTAGCTCGAACACCTTTTAACCAGCATGCAGTCATCGCAGCATAGTTAGATAGGTCTTCTAAGGTGTCTAGGAGGCTCTCAGAGCCCACCTGCTGCGTTCTAGAGTCATCCGTGAGTGATTCTAAGCGGTTCATTTTGTCGCCCATACGGACGATGCTAGCCACGATTCCGTGCTTGTCTAAAGACTCTTCAAACGAGTTACCATAATCACTATTTTTCTTACAAAATGTCTTGTATTGTCCGTCGTATTGCTCACGCATTGTGTTGTTGTTTACTTTTGTCATTTACTTTCTCCTTTAATACCCAAAACCATTACCCTTAGGATATGCTTGTTCAAACTTATCCATAGACTCGAAATATTCAATCAAGGCAACATTAGACATTGGAATATATACTATGCTTCGACCTTGATCACCCAATTCAATCTTAAATATACTACACCCTTCGTCCAAGAAACAATAATCCTTAACTCCTTGCCAAAGATGAACTGCTAAACCTTTAGCATTTCGAGCTTGATTGTCGTTTATGTATTTCACATACAATACGCCATTAGTCATGTAAATCCCCTTCATCAATATTGTCAAGGTAATCAATAGCCTCTTCGATAATACCCTTCACAAAATCAATTGTGTTGTGTTCATCAGTATCATTAGCATGATTACAATCGAAACCAAGGATAGTATATTTTGTTCGGTGTTCTTCATAAGTGATACCACCGTGGAAGATTTCATCAATTCTATCCTTAACTTTCCTAATATCAATTGTAGCAGGCACGTGGATATAACCACAATACCACCAGCTACGAAGAGACATGTCTTTGTAGTCTCTATTGAATTCGTCTATAAGTTCACGAGGATATTCAATCTTTTTAATTGATCCTTCAAAACCTTTATACTCCATATCCATAACATCAATAATACTCATTTTATTGTACCCTTCTACTTTTCCCAGTGAGCGGAGTAGGCTTGATGATTTCATCAATAGCCATAACATCCGCTTTCAAAATTTCTATAACGACAGACTCTCTACCAGAGCGATATTCTATTTCACAGAATTCAACACCCGGCCACCAATTAATTGAAGTGACATCTTCAAATCTTACAGTCTTAATATCGTCATCACTACTAACGTATTTAAGATCAATGATGATTGGATTTGACAAACGTAAGATGAATCCGTCATTATTTAGTTTGTTCAACAACAAAGAGTTTTCATCAGGCTTAATACCATGATTGACTCCTTTAAATAACCCCATACCAAACGAATTAATTCTCTCTGCCATTAAGTATTACCTCACTTATTGTTCATTAGTTCAACGACTTTCCAATATTCAAGTTTAGATAACCCAATACCTGTAGATAACACGCGCCCATCAGGAATACGATATTCGAATCGAATAGTATCAAGTGTGTTTTCAGAAACATATGATACATTAACCACATTCTGTAGGAACATAGGTTCTTCAACTTTACCATCAGTTCCTTTAACCGCGTACTCTATAAAGTATTCGTTCTCGCCATCCCATAGTGGAACAATATCTTTTCCATATTGCATTACCTGTTTCTCTTGAGATAGACCCATCGATTTACGTAAGTCATTCTCAGAGTTGAAGATATTGTATTTTGAGACATATTCAAGATTGATACTTTCAATCATATCAACACCATTAAGTCGGTATAGTATATGCAAGAACCCTTCCTTAACAGTCGCATCTTCAACATCAGTGAAAATACTGTTCAAACGATATTCATCGATAGTAGGATGTTTAATATAAGTTACTTTTACAGCTTTCTTAGTCATTCTCATCAACCTCCCAATATCGTTCACCGGCAACAAAACGACGAGTTTGTTCATCAGTCAGTTTGTGAACTTTCTGCATATCCGAAATGAATTCGTTGTAGTAATCGAAATTATCAATTACCTTACCTTCACGACGAACTGTGTCAAATGCTGTCCAATTGATTTCCTCAGGATACATAGGAGGAGTCAAGCGACGTAAATGAATAAGTGGGAATTTAATTGTATGGTCTTCGTCAACTTTGAGTTGTAGAGAAATAGAATTACTCCAACCAAAGAATTCGTCAAGCGGTTCAACTTCAAGACCAGCAGTTCTTCGTAAGTCCGCCACGGTAACCTTTCCTCCATTACCAAGATGACGTAAAATACCGTCAAGCCACATCATCATTTGGTCTTCAGGTTCGCATGACATAAGTTCGTATGCTTCGTTAAAAGCTTCTGTTTGTTTTTCAAAGTCAGATGGTTTGATAACTGGGATGCGTGTAATGTCTAGTGAATATCTCATTTTAGTTTTCTCCATTCAATTTTTTCTCATAGTCTACAATCCATCTTGGTTTTTGCAGAAGATCGTAGTTGTAGTAGTTTTCTTCTTTAATAGTTGACAAGAGGAAGTAGTTATGAATATATAACTCTGTCCCATTGGGTCTACTAGATACGAAAGGGGTTAACCCAAACATATATTCCAAGAAACGATTTTCTGGATGATAGATTTGAGTCCAAGCCACATTAGGATGTCCGGTGTAGTAATTACCGTTCAACTTAAACCTGAACATTTTTAGACGTCCTTCTTTAATAGAGTTAGCCATGTATTTATCAAAGTTTAAATCCTTCCTAAGCACGTCTAAACAGAATAAATGCTGATCTTTTATGCTTGCAAAGATAAGAATTCGTAAGTCATTAGGCTTTTCGGATATAAGAATGAAAGGATAATACCCTCCATTCTTAGTATCTTTCATTAAATTGTACTTTGTACCTACGAATATGTTTAGTTTAGGAGCTTTGATGTTGTGTTCTAACATAACTCCATTACATATATCAGCCCATCTGGAAAATACGGGACTAAATGTCTCAGTCTTTGCGAAATTCTCAGCGTGTTCTTTTATACCACCTTCTGTAATCTCATATTCAGATCCTTCCCAACCATTAAAGAATGATAAAATTCCCTTTATCATCGCCTTTCACCTCTTTTTCATTCACATACAAACCATCGTTAATCACTCCTTCAGTATATTCCTGAATTCCAAACGTATACATTTGAAGTTTATTCGAATTCGATACTGGTACCATAGAAAACATTGGGTACACATAACAATACATGTTGATCAACTTGATTACATTCTTATAATCAGAGTTTGATGCGTATGATATCATTCGATTGTATACTTCAAAGTTGTTGTTTTCATCTGTAGTATTCCTAAGAATGCAAATACAAGGTAAATCCCAACCTTTCTTATAAAAGATTAGGAAGTTATTACCAGCAGAAATCTCTCTGAGATAACGAACTCTACCTGTACGATTGAATAAGACAGTATACTTACCGTTGTTCAAACTGTACTTAGCCGTCTTATTCATATGGTATTGGATTACTCTCCAAGCATTACTGTCTGTAAATCTTTGGAAATTGAAAATCTTATTATCAAAATATGGCATCTCTTTATACCATACTTTCCAACGATCATCCTTCCAAATTGAAAGGATAACTCTCGTACTCTCGACATATTCTTCTAAAAGATTTTTAATATGGTCACTCACTAATCCTGTCTTCAACAGAAATAAACTCACAAGTTGTTTTAACATTTTATTCTCCTAGCCATTTTTCTTCTTTTGATGGATATTGAATACGAAATTCTGGAATGAACCTGTCATCCAAAATATCTGTAATTAAATGGTTGTGCTCATGCCACAAACTTTGAGAATCTTTATACTTCTCTTCGGAAATATGGAACAATCCATAAGTACCATCAGTGTTTGCTTTACCAAGGCGATGAAGTTCTACGAATGAAAGGATTGTATCATTAATTACCGGATCCAAGTCAGATTCTAAATCAAGCCCTAAAGTCTCAACCATCATATCTGCGAACTGTTCGGTAGTTCCAGCTTTGCCAGTAGCAAAGTCAAGTTGCTTAGCATAGTAAATAATCATTTCACCAATAGATGCCCAATCAGAATAGATAGTACCAGCGCCGAAGTATTCTATACGGTCACGGATAATATCTTCTCGTGCGTTCTTATCGCCAATGTTTTCTTTAAGAGGGATATATTCCCATGAGAATAACACAGCAAGGTTGTCACGAAGCTGCTCATCTTGGATGTCATAGCGTTCCATCACAAGTGCACGCCAGTAGTCATAGATTTCTTGTGTGTTATCACCATAAATACGACGGTCATGTTCCATATCGTTTGCAATTAATGCTTTAATTTGAGCTGTCATTTCACGTGTCATACTAATAATATCACCAGCAGTATACACATTGTCACGGTGATTTAGTAGTCTGCTCCCTTCCTTATACTTTTGAATATATTCGAAGACGTTTCCGTCCAGATCTTGTTCTTGGATCAATTCTTCAGTAAGTGGATTGAAGTCTGCTCCAAAGCGTTTTTCATAAGGCGATAATTCACGACGAATATCGTCATCAGGTGTACGATACCAATCAAGACCATCATTAGGGAGTCCATCGATTTCACGAATATGTTGCTCGAATTCTTCTTCGCGTTCCACCTGCGCAGCTAATTTTTCTTCCATTTTCTTAGCTTCTGCCTGTTCAACAAGTTCATCGTATGTTAGACCCTCAGCTTCGAGTTCATCTTCTTCTTTCCACCATTTGTAAATACGGTAGGCGCCATATCCGACGCCTGCTGCACCTACAATACCCAATAATACTTTAACAGGTGTATTCATTTTAGTTCAATTCCTTTCGTGTTTTCTTTGGAATAAAATCATGGAAGTTTGTTGTCGCATATAGGTTGCGAGGTAGTTTCCAGCGTACATAGAATTGGATTTCAGTTTCTTGTTTGTCATCGTTCCATACTTCATGAGCATCCCATTCTAGATAGAACCCATCAGTATCTGTCCAACCGAATGGTAGAGCTGCTTTAGGAACTTCAAATCCAAGAATATCCAATACTTCTGCGAATGTCAACATACCTTTACGCATCATCTTTTCAGTTAATACGTTATCTGCTTCTTTAATAACCCCTTCGTTATATTCTGGGCTATCTGAAGCGTATTTGTGAGATTTCTTGAACCACATTCCATAGAAATCGCCTTCGTTTGGTACGATTGACTCAACTTCAATTTCTTCGCCATCAACTTCTACAGTCTTAGTTTCAAGCGGTGCGTCAATTTTCTTGAATGTTTCTTCGTCAAGTACGGTCTTAGCACGTAGACGGTAACGAGCATGTTCTTCTGTAACCATAGCAAGAGCTGCTGATACGGCTTTAAGACGATTTGTTTGGATAGCGAAACCTAATACGATAGCTGCTGTTGATGCTGTTGCTACTGCTACAGGTACAGCCACGTCTTTTGCGATATCTGTTACAACTTCCATACGAGAATATGGATCACCTTGAGCGTCCATTTGTTCGTATTTAGCTTTAGTTGCTTCAAGTTTCTTACCAGATTTGATACCTTCATATACAGAATATCCATAACCGACAAGACCGGCACCTAACAAGATATATGGTGCGTATTTCTTACCAAGAATTTTGGTTGTTACCCATGTAGTTTTAGCTGTTGATTTGATTGCATTTACGTTAAATTTCATTTTTATTACCCCTTTTTATAAATGTTCTGCCAAAATTGTATACGCCATAGCTGACTCACTTGTGAAATGCGAATGCGCAGCCACCTTACGATCTTTATTAATATGGTCAACATGATCAAACTCAATAGACCATTTGTTTCCATCTCTAGAGATTTCAATGTTTTCGACCTCTGCAAATAACATTGGTCGTACTCCTGCAATTTTAGGATAAATTCTAATTCTCACCTTCGAGCTCCTTTTTAATTTGTAAATATAACTCATCAATCTTTTTGTTGATGAATTCTTCATTAGTTTTGTTTTGTTGTAATACATCTGGTGTTATCCAGAAATACCCAATACGATACGTGGATCTATCAAAGTTATACCATTTACCTTGATACTTAATCAAATATAAGTTGTTGATAATCTCGTAATGTTCGATATTATACCATGTATCAATATGTATGCCATTGTGTAATATAACACAGGACATGGAAAGTTCGTAATCTTTCATGCATATATCATTTTCCTTTCACCCATAAGTAGGCTAGAACAACCCAACCGAATGGTGGTGTGCACAATAAGAATAAAGTTCCAAGACAGCTTTTCATTTTACTTTCCTCCAATAAATGATTTTAAGTTTTTATTAAACTTTTGTTTTCTTTCACGAACCAAACGAATACGTTTTTGAGTCGGTGTCTCAGGTTCATACTCGTCTTTTTCCATTAGAGCAATATAATACTCTTTACCTAATTTGTTACGACCACTAAAATCCTCAGGTAACATTATACCTCCAACATACTAATGTTTAATATAATCATCATAGCAATTTCTCACTTTATCATTAACACAATCTAATTCAAAATCCGTTAATATTAACATATTATCATGCGATGAATGAGATGTACCATGAAGTAATTTTAATTCTTCTATTAAAATCAATACGACTAGACCTCCACAGGTTGAGGGAAGTTGATCTTAAATCCTCCACCTCGAGCAGCAACGATACGAGCTCCTTGTAAGCCCTGTCCGTTTCCAGAAATAGTCCAACCAAATGATTGGTCTGTAAATTTAGACGGTTGGTCGGATAACTCATAGAAATCCCCAACAGTCACTACGCCGTATGCGTCCAAATTTGCAAGCATGATGTTAAATACTTCTTGTGCATCTTGTCTTGTATCGAAAATGATTTCTTCTACATAATTAGATGCCTTGCGATTGCGTTTCGCATAACTTTGTGTGTAGTCATTACGATTTGCGTCTCGCCAAGAGTCGATACGTGTAACATTGTTTGTACCACGCCCCCAATAAGTTGGAGGAGTACGTCGTGCATGAATATAGTCTTGCCCAAAAATGGCACGTTGAATAGCTGTAGTGGCCATATCCGCTAGTCCATTCTGGATACTTGGCACAACTACTTCATATAACATGTGGCCCGACCAGCCACGAAATCCTTCTTCACCGAAGAATACATTTCCGAGCCATTTTCCAACCCCGGATTTTTTCACCCGACCCTTTGCGACTGGTTGGATGTGTTTATCCATCATCTCATTTGCCTCATCTAAAGGCTTCACCTTTGTTTTAACTTTGTTATATTCTGTTTTCGTCATCCTATGACCTAATCCCTTCTACTTTAGCCATCCATTTAGCGTCTGCTGCAGCCATATATTTCTGCACACCAGAAATCGCCATAAAGCGTTCGCCTTCGAATGCCATTCTATCATTATACACATTTAACTCCGTCGCAAAATCCGCGAGCAATATATCTCGAGGACCATCCAATGGAATATAGAATGTTACTGTATGATTGCGGTTTTCAACTTTAACCGCTCCATAGTCCTCTAAAATAACCATAATTATTCATCGCTAGTTTTGTTTTCGCCTGTTGTATATCCCCAGACATAATGAGTCAACCCAACAATACCCCCAGTAATAAATCCTGCAATTCGTGGATCAAACCCAAAGTAATATACCATAGCAGTATACGCCAATGAGTATAGAAATCCTCCTGATAACAACATAATCAAAAAACCAAATAAAGTTTTCACTAGCTTCTCCTTTCTGAATTTAAAAAAAAGAATACCGAGAGTAATTCTCAGTATTCCTTATGAAACTATTCTTCGTTGGTAGTAAATTCACCTTCAAGTACGTTTTCATCGTAAGATTGATCGTCCGTTGCGACAACTTCCTCCTCAGAAGATTTCGATACAGCTTTGAATCCGATTACTGCGAGTGTTACCAAAATACCTCCGATTACAATCTTCTTAAGAATTGGTCGTGCGTGAGCAGCGATTTCAACGCCAGTCTCAATTAAACCTTTCTTTTCTTCAACTACAATCGGTGTTACTTCAGTAACAGCCTCTACAGTTTGTTCAGCAGCTTCTACTGCTGTATCTACAACTTCTTTAGAAGTTTCTACAACTTCCTTGATTTCTTCTTTTGAAACATTCTTTGACATGATGATGTCCTCCTTTTATTTTTATCGTTTCATTATAGGCTATGTAAAATCTGCGGATTTTTAAAATCCAGAAAGACATTCCTCACGGCTAGCCATGTATTTTACCGGAGGAAGTCCTTTTCGTTTTCTAACAATATTTATTTCATTATATATTAGACCCAATCTATATTTACAAAACTTAGT